GGCCGCTGAGATCACGAGCACCTCTTCGTGGCAAGGCGAGTTTCGGGACGGTGGGAGAGTGCGGGGCGCAGGGATCGCAGGGTCGAGTGACTACTCCAAGTGGAGCGCTGGCATGGACCGTGAACTCCAGTACGCCTGGCATGGGCTGTGCATGCGAGTTAGCGACACTCCTGAAGCTGCAAACACCAAGGACATATGGAACGAGATGGTCGTTGTCACGTCCAGGCGCGGCTACTACAACTCCTTCAAGGCTCCTAAGTCTGCTTTCCAGGGATTCTGTGGCACCGCCGATACGATCATGCACTCAATGATAAACGTCAAGTACCTTTCAGAGTGCAGGGAGCGAGGCATACTATCCAGGGATGAACCGGCGGTGGTGATGCAGCTGATAGACGACGAAGCGTGGTCCGTTGCGATACCCGGTGGAAAGACATCCGAGGAGCTGAGAGACATTGCAGACCAGATCACTGCGGTCTTCACAGAAGTGACAGCGGAGCTTGGACTGGAGATTTCCTGGGACAAGAGCATGATCAGTCTCATCAAGTACGTCTTTCTCAACGAGTTGTTCGTGGACGGCATCCGTGTACCACTGGCTGTTCATTCGTTCATCAAGGGAGACAAAGACCATGAGGCTCAACTCACAGTGGTCCTGGATCAGATGTCAACCATCATGACTGGCTACATGAGCTCAGTGCCCAAAGGAATGAATCCATACGCCGCTTACGCACACAGCATGACAGAGTGTGTCTTGCAGGCATTCGAAATCTGCCCTGACCTCATCGACAAAAGGGCGGGTGAAATCGCTGCTGTTGCCATCGCTCCGAGAGGCCTCACCGGCTGGGGGCTGGGCACGGTGATGTCCGCGACGACTGGAGCTTCTCAAGACAGAGAGACCGAGTGGCTGTTCATGGTGAGGGAGCACATGTGCCACATCGAGAGGAACATCCTGGCTTCCGGTGGAACGAGCGACCCGAGAGTCGTCTCCGACTTTGTTGCAGTCTGCCTCGATATGCTCTGGGCGCCAACGAAGGACGTTTCGTACCTCAGCCTGCTCTCTGATCCCTGCACTATCCGAGTGGAAGGATACTCAGACGGAGCCAGCGCTGTCGCAGAGGCGGTCGAGAAGTGTGTCTCCAGGCATCTCAACCTGTGTGACTACTACAAATCGGTGTTCTCGATGGTTGCCAATCCGAGAGTTGAGGAAGAGTGCGAGAGGGTCTCAA